GCTTAACAGACCTACACATCCAACTGTACAGCTCAATAGCCTGCATAGTCCAACGCCTAGCATAGGCTGCATAGTCTGTCAAGCCTTAACAGGTCTGACCAGTCAACAGGTAAGAGGTCGGAGGTCTGACCAGTCTGAATAGGCTATTTAGGGGGCGGGGGAGGGGATTCATAGGCTGTTTAGTTGTAGTAGCCTCACAGATTTGCTAAAAAGACTGTACAGACCTTTAGCTAAACAGACTAAATATTAGCTAAATAGACCACATGCTAGTACATAGGGCTAAATAGGGCTAAATAGTTGATTATAAAGGCTAAATAGCTATACAGAACATGCGCATAGGGATGACTAGCTGTCTAGTTAAATGGTAGTAGTAATTAATTAACAGAAAGTAGAAGAAAAAGCTTGACATTTGCTTAAAAGTATGCTATAATATATAGTATATAGACTAAATAGGTCTGAACATCCAACATAAGAATGTTCAACTAACTAAACGATATATTAGTTACTACTAAGAACGGTTGTTTACCACCATGACAACCGTTTCTAAGAAGCAACTATATTAAGCCGTTGTTAACATGAACAACTAGACCTATATAGAAGAGCCCTAAACAATTAAAAGGAAAACTCTATGACAGACGTTAACAATGAGAGTGTTATTTCTAACACACCTGTTAAGAAGAAAAGAGGAAGACCACGTAAAGAAGACGTGTTAGCTAAACAACAAGGTGGTAGGGGTAAAGTAGGACGTCCTAAAGGGGATGCTTCTATTATTAACGAATATAAAGCCCGTATGTTAGCTTCTCCTAAATCAAGTAAAGTGTTAGAAGCTATCTTTGATGCTGCCTTAGACAACGAACATAAGAATCAAGCAGCCGCATGGAAATTAGTTATAGATAGAATAGCACCAGTAGCTGCCTTTGAGAAAGACGTTATCAAGAATGGTGGTAGTAATTCGATTAGCATTAATATTAGCGGTGTTCCTAACGTTAAAGTTGGTAATGACGTTGTTGATGGTGACTATGAGGAGATTAACACTGATGAGTAAATACTTTACAGCTCAGGAGTTACGTTGCCAAGAAACAGGCGAGGAAGGAATGGAACAGGTCTTTATAGATTTGTTAGACACTATCAGAGAAGAGTGTGGCTTCCCTTTCGTTGTTACCAGTGGTTATCGTTCCCCTGAACATTCAATTGAAAAAAGAAAAACAAAAGCAGGTAGTCATTCTATGGGCTGTGCTATAGACATTAGAGCTAACAGTCATCAGAAATACAAGATAATGGAAATAGCAAAGAAACATGGTGTGACACGCTTTGGTATTAACAAGGCGTTTATACACATGGATATTGCTGACCGTTATGCTAGTCGTTTCCCTTCTAACGTTGTGTGGGCTTACTAAGTTTAAAGGTGAAAGCTGCTCCACCAGTGAGTAGCCTTATTTCTACGTGGAGGTAGATATGAAGAAATGTACGAAGTGTGATAAATTTAAAGAATACAAAGAGTTTAACAAATCAAGTAGAAGAAAAGATGGACGTAGAGAGCAGTGCAGAAAATGTGAACAAAAGTACCGCCTGTCGCCAGAAGTGAAACAAATGCGCTATGAAAGAGATTTATTAAAAAAGTACAATCTAACACTAAACAATTACAATTCAATTTTTGCAGAGCAGAAAGGATGCTGTAGGATATGTAAAACACATCAAATGAGTTTTGAACGTCCTTTATGTGTAGACCATAATCACGAAACAGGTGAGGTCAGGGGTTTACTTTGTGATAAATGCAATAGAGCATTAGGTTTATTTAACGATAGTCCTGCTCTTTTAGAAGAGGCATTAACATATTTAAAAAAAGAAGGACATTATGGAGCTTAATATACAGCTGTTAAAATGGCAGCAAGAGGTGTTTTCAAGTCCTGTTCGTTTTAAAGTCGTTGCAGCCGGTAGACGATGTGGTAAAAGCCGCCTTGCCGCTTGGTCAATGATTGTAAGAGCTTTGCAAGTACCGAAATGCACTATATTTTATGTTGCACCTACGCAAGGACAATCTCGTGACATACTATGGAGTTTATTAGAAGAACTAGCGCACCCTGTTATTGCCTCTAAACACATTAACAACATGGAGTTTAAACTTGTTAATGGTAGTAAAATAATGCTGAAAGGCGGTGATAGACCAGATACCATGCGTGGTGTTAGTTTGGAATATCTTGTAATAGATGAATACGCCGATGTTAAGCAACAGGTCTTTGAAGAAATCCTACGTCCTGCACTTGCCGATAGAAAGGGTGATTGTCTCTTCATCGGTACACCTAAAGGTCGTAACCACTTCTACGACTTGTATTGTTACGCTGACGCAGGCGAGGATGAATCATTTGCTGCATGGCACTTCACATCCTATGACAACGAGACACTAGACCCTGAAGAGATAAACTTAGCTAAAAAGTCTATGTCATCTTTTGCATTCCGTCAAGAGTTTATGAGTAGCTTTGAAGCCCTAGGCAGTGAGATATTCAAAGAGCATTGGGTGCAGTTTAGCGAAGAAGAACCTGAGATAGGCGACTACTACATAGCAGTGGATTTAGCAGGCTTTGATGACCCTACGTCACGTTCTAAGAAGAACAAACGTTTGGATAGTACGGCAATCAGTGTTGTTAAAGTTAGTGAACATGGGTGGTATATAAAAGACATTATATATGGCAGATGGACACTAGAAGAAACAGCTCAGAAGATATTCAAGGCTGTAGAACGTTACAGACCTGTTTCGGTTGGTATCGAGAGAGGTATAGCTAAACAGGCTGTTATGTCTCCTCTGTCCGATATGATGCGTAGGAACAGTCGTTTCTTTCGTATTGAAGAGCTGACACACGGTAACCAAAAGAAAACAGACAGGATTGTTTGGGCATTGCAAGGACGGTTTGAGAATGGACTTGTTACGTTAAACAAAGACGAGTGGAACAGTGAGTTTCTAGACCAGTTGTTTCAATTCCCTAACCACCTAGTACATGACGATTTAATAGACTCATTAGCCTACATCGACCAGTTGGCAAAAGTAGCTTACCATTCAGACTTAATCGATATGGATATGGACTTTGAGCCCCTTGACGCAATAGCCGGATATTAATTACAGGAAACAAATATGACAGATTATGAAGATTTTAACATGGAACAAAGCCTAGAATCATGGGTGTTGGATAAGTGCGAAGAGTGGCGTGACCACTACGAATCAAACTATCAAGAAAAGCACGAAGAGTATTTCCGCTTATGGCGTGGTATATGGGATGGCTCAGACACATTACGTGAATCAGAACGTTCTAAACTAATTGCACCGGCTTTACAGCAAGCAGTCGAAAGCTCAGTAGCCGAAGTAGAAGAAGCAACGTTTGGACGTGGTAAGTGGTTTGACATTCGTGATGATATTGCAGACCAAAACCAAGTGGATATTCAACAGATTCGCAATCAACTACAAGAAGATTTTACATTCACTAAAGCACGTAAAACAGTAGCAGAAGCTATTCTTAACGGTGCTATCTACGGTACAGGTATCGGTGAGATAGTGATTGAAGAAGTTAAAGAAATGAAACCTGCTACACAGCCTATTATGGAAGGTGCTATGCAGGCTGTAGGCGTTGAGATTGCAGACCGTTTCGTTGTAAAGCTAAACCCTGTCTTACCACAGAACTTCTTGATTGACCCTGTAGCTTCTACTGTAGAGGACGCTTTAGGCTGTGCAGTTGACCAGTTTGTACCTACACATCAAGTTAGAATGTTACAAGAACAAGGCGTGTACAATGATGAAGATGTAGGCATTGCTAGTACCGATACAGATTTAGAGCCTGACCGAGAACTATCTCACTACCCTGAAGATAAAGTTAGATTAGTTAAGTATTATGGCTTAGTGCCACGTGACTTGTTTAACAATGCAATAGCTGAAGAGGACGATGAAGAGGTTGTTTCTTTAAGTGACGAAGACGAAGATGAAAGCGAATACATTGAAGCAATTGTTATTTTAGCTAACGGTGTGCTTATGAAGGTTGAAGAAAACCCTTATATGATGCAAGACCGCCCTATCGTAGCATTCCCTTGGGATGTTGTCCCTAATCGCTTCTGGGGTCGGGGTGTTTGTGAGAAAGGATATAACTCACAGAAAGCGTTAGATACAGAGTTACGTGCCCGTATTGATGCGTTAGCGTTAACCATCCATCCAATGATGGCTATTGATGCGTCACGTCTACCACGAGGAATGAAGCCAGAAGTACGACCGGGTAAAATATTCCTTACTAATGGTAATCCTGCTGAAGTGTTACAACCGTTTAACTTCGGTCAAGTAGGTCAAGTAACATTTGCACAAGCCGGTCAGCTAGAACAGATGGTACAGCAAGCAACAGGCGCTGTAGACTCCTCAGGCGTTGCAGGAGGCGTTAACGGAGAAGCCACTGCCGCTGGTATCAGTATGTCACTTGGAGCGATTATAAAGCGTCACAAGCGCACTCTGATTAACTTCCAAGAAATGTTCCTGATTCCAATGGTACAGAAAACAGCTTGGCGTTACATGCAGTACAACCCTGAACTCTACCCTGCACAGGACTTTAAATTCATTCCTACGTCAACCCTTGGTATGATGGCACGTGAGTATGAGGTTACACAGCTTGTTCAATTGTTACAGACAATGCCTGCTGATAGTCCAACGCATTCAATGCTGATTGAAAGTATTGTTGAGAACATGAACTTGTCTAATCGTGAAGAGATGATTAAACGTATTCGTGAAAGTCAACAACCTACACCTGAACAGCAACAAGCAGCTCAACAAGAGCAGCAAATGCAGATGCAACAAATGCAGTTACAGATGGCTAAAGAGCAAGCTACAGCAGCAGCCCTTAATGCACAAGCAGCTGAAGCAAATGCTAGAGCGCAGAAGTATCAAGTGGAAGCCGGTCTGGAACAATACAACTCTGAGACACAGCGTATCAAAGCTGCATCGACTAATGTTAGAGAGGGTGATGCAGACGATAGAGAGTTTGAGAAGCGTATGAGATTGGCTGAACTGACGTTAAAGAAACAGCGTCAAGAAGCTGATATAGCTAGTAAAACAGCGCCTAACACAGCTCAATCACAAAGTCAAGAAATAAATTAAGAAAAAGCTTGACATTTGAATAAAAATGTGTTATAATATATAGTATATACAATCATGCCTAGGAGGGTAACATGACAAAAGAAGAAGAATTATATTATAACAATTATTTTGACTTATTTGGTACGGAGGGGTGGAAGCAAGTAGTAGAAGAACTACAAGCTAAAGCCTCTACTTACGATGTAGGTTATATAAAAGATGAGAAAGACCTTTACAAAGTACAAGGTGAACTTTCCATCATCCGTTTGTTGTTAGGTTTGGAAGAGTTTATCAACCAAGGCTACAACAACACAAAAGAGTCTAATTAACCTTGTGGGCTAAAGGCTTAGACGTTTTAACTTTCCACAATACTATTAAAGTACGGAGAATACAATAATGGCAAATGAAAATAGTCGTCCAGAAGACTACAACGAAGAAACCTTTGAAACCTTTGATGAAGCTCCTGTAGAGGAACAACCGGAATCAAGAGGCTACGAAGACTATGCAGCACCTGAGCAAGAACCAGAAGTCGAAGATGACTTACCAGAGAAGTACAAAGGTAAGGATGTTAAAGATATTGTTGCTATGCACCAGAACGCTGAAAAGCTCTTAGGCAAGCAATCTTCTGAAGTAGGTGAGCTACGTAAAGTCGTTGATAACTTCATACAGACACAAACTATTGCACAACAACAAAAACAAGCCCCTGTACAGGCTGAAGATGACCTTGACGATTTAGACTTCTTTGAGAATCCAAAACAAGCTATCTCAAGAATGCTAGAGAACCATCCATCAGTACAACAAAGCAGACAAATGGCAAACCACCTAGCGCAACAAAACACTGTTGCACAACTAAAGGCTAACCATCCAGATTTCACTAATATTGTATCTGATGCTAAGTTTATTGAATGGGTAGGTAAGTCAAAGGTTCGCTCTCAACTGCTACGTCAGGCTGATGCTTATGATTATGACAGCGCTGATGAGTTGTTCACATCTTGGAAAGAACGACAGGAGATGGTTAATTCCGCTGTTCAGACCGAGACAAACGCTCGCAGACAGTCTGTTAAATCAGGCTCAACAGGCAACACTAAAGGCTCTGGCGAACCAAGCAGAAAGAAAATCTACAGACGTGCAGACATTGTAGAACTAATGGCAAAAGACCCTGAACGTTATCAGAGTTTAGCTGCCGAGATTAGACAAGCCTATTCAGAAGGGCGAGTCAAATAACTTTTAATAATATCTAAGGAAACTTAAAATGGCTAACTTAACACCATCAACCAGTAACACAGTTACTAAAGCAAATGCAACTCACTTTATCCCTAGCCTATAATTTGGGGATGTAAAACCTGTTCTGAATAACTGGGAGCGAAAGTAACCAGAGGGAACACGACAGACCAATCACTAAGTTCACTACGGAGGTAGTATGAAGAGATTAAGTTGGAAGTATATCGCAGGATTAGTAGACGGAGAAGGCTGTATAGACGTTGTAGTTAATAAACGTGGAGACACCTACTATGTTCAGCCTAGAGTTAGAATTACAATGTGTGTAGTAGCTGAAGAGCTTATGGACACTATTTGTAACAACTACAAAGGCAATAGAGAATACCGTACAGTAACTAATCCTAATTGGAGTGATTCTATAACTTGGAATGCGTCAGGCTATAATAGAGCCTGTACGTTTTTAAGGAATATTAAGAATCACGTCATCGTAAAACGTGAACAAACAAAGTTAGCTCTTTGGATGGAAACACACGTTAAAGGACGTAGTTTATCAGCAGAAGCTGTAAAAGTTCTTAAAGATGAGATGAAGCGATTGAAGCGTGACCCGCACAGACTAAGTGAACAGGCACAGGAAGCTATATTAGCTGTCTTGTGATGCGATAGTCGGAATAGCCGTAATGCTATTTGGAATTGTGGAGTGATGAAGTTATCGCTGCATATAAGAAATCTCTTGTACTAGCAAACCTAGTTCAAAAGATGCCTATGAAGGGCAAAAAAGGGGATACGATGCATATCCCTAAACCTACTCGTGGTTCAGCTAACGCTAAGACTGCTGCCGATACAGTAACTATTCAGCAAAACACCAATGATGAATTGATTATTACTATCGACAGTCACTTCGAGTATTCACGTCTTATCGAAGACATTACAGACGTACAAGCGTTCGATTCACTTCGTCGTTTCTACACAGAAGATGCAGGCTATG